TTAGTTCTCCTTCGCCGAGTCGAGTACGCGCACCACGTTATGCGCGTGTTCGCCGCTAAGAATTTCGGTAATGCGCGCAGTCTCGGTCACCACGTCGCCGCGGACGAGCTGGCCAAACGGCCGTACTACGACCAAATGGATATCCATGGAGTCTCCAGTTTTTCAGGCGATAAAAGTCGTCGCGTTCAGATCTAGGTTGCCAAACAGCATGGCAGGCTGAAGTGCCGATATCATTGTCGGATATTCGACTGTGTAGAGTAGGTCACGCCTATACAGAAGCGCGTCACGCGACTGGTCGAACTCAGATGTTCCCGAGTAGGTTAGCCGTCCCTGGCTGCCATCGGGCAAGTCGATGAACGAGATTGCCGCAAACGATAGATCGATAGCAGCAGCGGATGTGTCGCGAGCTGCCGCGTTGGGACACCAACATGTCACGCGGAAAGTCTGAGATTGTCGGCGCACTTGCCTGGTGGACGGCGCATCGGCTACCACCCTCGCTAGCAGATCAATGGCACCGGGAATATTGACCGTGGCGTCCGAGAGCTGGGCGATTCGATCAGCACCGACAAGGACTGCGAGATTCGCGGCAACAGCGGCTGCGTCGTCCGTTGCCTGTACCCGATAGACATAGCTCGTGCCATATGCCCGTATCCCCGCAACCTGGCCCGGAGCAGCCAGGCCGACAAAAGTAGCGCTCGTGTCGGCAACCTGGACCGATAGGCTTGAAATTACGGAGGTGCTGGTCCAGCAATCGGAGTACCGGGTCGTCAGCCGACCTGGGCCTCGACCGCCAAACACCGTGACGTTAACCACACCGGCGCGCAAATCGTTGTCGAGAGAAGTCGACTGCGGCCAACCCCGATAAATGCGACAATCGACGCCGGGTATGCTCGACGCACCAACGCCGTTGGGATAAAGCGCCACCGAGACAAGGGAAACGAGAGACCTTTCGACATCTGATTGGTCAGCCATTAAGTGATCGCCTGCTTCACGGTCAGCCGCCACCCAAGCTCGGTGAGTTCAGCGGCAGAAACAGTGGCATTGCGGCCCAGATCATCGCTCATCAAATCCGTCGGGAGGAGGATTACCCCCGGAAACGCCGGGAGCAGCACGGTCCAGTAAGGGACCGTGTTATCACTCGGAAGATCGGCTTGTGGCTCCCCATTACCCGCTGCACCTAAAACACTCGCCGGCCATGCCTTCAAAAGCGATGTGGTGCTTGCTGCGGTTACGCCTCCGTATTCTGCCACTCCCGCCGTGCCCGAGGTCACTGATCGCGAAAAGACGACGACCCGGTTGCACCGAACGCACAGGACGGGCAGCAAGGGTTCCTGCGAGGCAATGAACCACACTGCCCCACCCTGTACAAGGTAGTCTCCGGCCCGGGTATACGCAGCATCAAAAATACCATGCACTAACGACATTCCGTAGTGGTTTGGTCTCTCAAATGAACCATGCATCCCGCTGAACAGGGCGTGAAGTCGAAGGAAACGATTTTCCGGTGCGAGAGGATCGGAAACGCTTGAGGGGCGATATGCATCTGCGGTCGCGCCCGAAACACGGGCGGCGACATTCAGTCCCCAGCGAATCCGATCTTGAATTCGTGTTTGCACCACTCAAACCACCAATGTGATTCCGCTGTCGCCAAGTGCTGGTCCAGCAGGAATGCCAAAAAAGCCGCACAAACGCCGACGCCAATCGTCGAACAGGCGCGCGCGGTCCTGGACTTCTGTGCGGTTCCGAGTCCAGACGGCAGCCTGGTCGGTATCCAGGCTGTCGCTGGCTCGGGTTACGGCAAGTTCCAGAATCGTAAGCTGCGCAAGATATCGGCGAACGACGGCTTCTTCCGCCGGGGACAAATTGTTCATGCGAAATTCAAGGGTCCCGTACACTTGATAAAATCGCCAGTTTTCGAAACCGGCGGCACCCGCCCCGTATGCCGGGTAGCCGCAGAAGCGACGAATATCCATCTTCTCCTGATCCGTAAACATCAGAGGAAGGAGCCGTCACCACGTGTGAAAAGAATGGTGCCGCTCCCGCTGCTCAATACCGCCGCCGCTGATGTAATCAGAGGGTTGATGGCAATCATGACTCTTGACCCCGCCAGAACTGGCATATCAGAGGCTGATGCAGACACCGTTAAGTCAGCGCCGAATCGAACGAAAGCCAATGAGGTCGTGGCGTTGGTGACCACAACGGACTCTCCGCCTCCAGCAAGCTGAATGTTGCTTGAACTCGTTCCAGCAGTCAGTGATACGGTTCCGGTGGGCCGGAATGGCTGCGTAGATCCTGTTGACATATCGCTGGCGCCTTCCGCTTATCCGATGTGCTCGATCATGACAGCTCGTTTGAACGCTGCATTGGTAGCTGTCGGGATCGTGCTCGGATTGGTAGTGGTGTCGGAAGGTGCACAGAAACCGCCGATCCAATACCATGATTGGGCAATGATCTGCTGCAGACGATCAAGCGGCTCGCGTGTCACCATTGCTACCCCATCGACAACCGTAACGATGGAGTCTTTCGGCGCAACATCCTCGGCCGCCATGCCGGCAAAATCGCCTTCGATCAATGCTCCCTGGCCGCAGATAATGGGTCGCCGAACCATCAGGCCGGCTAGCGTCGGATGCGGCTGCACAAATGCTTCCGTCGTTGGCACGAACCGCAGTCCCAGAAACTGGTTCACCATCCCCTGACGAAACACCTGGTTAGCCGATGTGGCACCCTGGAAAAGCTGCTTGAAATCGGGGTCCGCAAACAATTGCCGGGCGGAAACCGGATCCAGGTAGCAGTTATAAACACCATCGATTTCGGGTACCGCATTCAACCGAAGCTTGGATACGGCATCGAGCAAACAGCCCATCGTGAGGGTGTCGCCGGCGACGAGCGTTGACGTGTTGCCGCGCTGCGCGGGACGGATGATCACAGAACCGTCGGCAGCCGTAACAGCGTTTCCAGCCGTTCCGTCAGACACCGAGACTTCTGTGGAGAATGTCAGCACGCCCGAAATCCCACCAGGCGCCGTGGAGACGTTCGTGGCATCCGCGACTGCACCAATGAGAGTATACGCATCGGAACCCACGGTTACCGTCAACGTATTTGCAGCGCTGATGGGCTGCTGGACTCCGTTCACGAAATTCGTTTGGAAGCCCCGAATATCATCGATCGCGATGGTAGGCCCGGCACTCCCGAGCGTAGTCCGAACCCGCGTGTTGCCGCCAAAATACGCAGAAAACAATGCGTTGCGCGCCAGCTCGTCCAAACTGCGAGCCGCCTGCTCCCCATTTACATACGCGTTCTGAAGAAATTGGCTTGCAATGCCGACTCGACTGGTGACCATGTTCAGGTCCGTCGTCGCCGCATAGTGATTTATGCTGATCGTATACTGCTCGACACCCCATGCCGTAGGCGTGAGCCCGTTGTCAAAGTTCGTGTTTGTTGCGGGAGGAATGGGCGTGGTGACCGTCGGCTTCAGGCCAGCCCGGGTTTTCGTCAGGGTTTCGCCGATTCCGACCGCGATTTCCTCCCGGTCGGCGCATGCCCGATATCCGAGGCGAGAGCGGAGCGCCTGCTGGAATTCACGTTCGAGAAAGCCCTGCTGAATGATTGGCTGCAGGGACGCAGGAAAATTCTGAATACCCATCTAATACGATTCCCTGATCAGGAGTTTGGTTGCTCAATAATGGCGCTTCAACAGCGCCGCCCGGGCGGTCCGGTATTCTTCGTCGGTCATTTCAGTAGCAAACTTCTGCCGAGGAGGCTGAGCTACCGGCGGGACGGCACCAGAGGAACTCGACCGGCCGAACAGCCATGGCTTGTTGCGCTTCAGCTCGGTTACTAGCTCTGCGGCTTGCTCAAATTCGCCCTGGTCGTTTAACTTGGCTCCGGATAGATCCACCAATTTCACACCGTCGAGGTCGATCATTCCGGCTTTCAGGCTTTCGGCTTTCAGCTCTGCCAAGATCAACCTCGCCTGGGTCACCCGCTCAATCTCGGCTAGTTGCCGCTCGAGTATCTCCGTCCTGTTGCGCAACGCGACGATGTCATCGTCTCCTGCTTCAGCTACGGGGTAGTGCTCCTGGTCTGACATCAGGACTCCTGCTTTGATCGATGAGTTCATCTGCTTTGATACGCTTGAGCTCGGCAGATACATCTTCTATGTCGTACGTATCAGCGATGGACTTGACCGCGGTTTCGCGACTGATCTGTCCAGCCTGTGCCAACGTTGAAAGCGTCTGTGCATCTTTCTGACGATCGTCGGCACTCTGCGGAACCCAGCGGGGCCAGCGCAGAGATAATCGCGCTGTCGGATCAAGCGGTGCTATCTCGGTCCCAAACACGCACAGCGGATAGACCTGCGCTGCCCGAAGAACCATGTAAGCCAGCGACAGCAGCGCGCCCTCGCCGTAACTGACGCGCAGGTTATCCGCCAGCCAAACCAACCCTTGGTTCATCAGCTCCAAGGCACGGCCGGACTGGGCCGCCGTAAGGCGGTCCGCACTGGCACGGTTGCCGTGGATACTCTCCAGGGCCAGCTCTCGCAGCGTCCGAACATATTCGAGTACCGCCGTCGACGCCGTGCCTCCGATCTCCAACAGCTTGGCGTCACCTTTTTCAATCACCACCAGCGCGTTTCCGGCGCCTTTTATAATCTCGCTGTCGGTGGTCGCCGGCTCTTTGATTAACAGCGTTGGATCACTGCTGTACTTCAGTCCTCGGCCTGCTTGGCTGAGCTGATAATCGATCTCGATTTGTGTTTCGATAGCTGCTCGGAAACTGCATGCGCCATCAGTCGGATCCCCTGTCGCTGAGGGACCGGGCAGGTTTTTTACCCAGACAAGAGGGACGAACCCCAGCCCGTGATAAGTACTCCGCATCTCATCTATCTGTGGTTCCAAATCGGTTCCGGCGACCAAGGGTGTGAACCAGGTCTCTTGGTTGACATCCCATTGTCTCATGAACCAATAGTCTTGCGCGGGATCGTCTATATCGAAACCGCTTGCAAGAAGCCGGGAGCCTACTACCTTATATCGCTCTGTTACGCCTATCAGGCTGTCCGGTTGCTCCGGATCCCACGTTGGCGTCAAGTAAGTCGTATCGAGCACGCTGAAGAAGATGCGCCCGCGAAGCACGCGCAAAAGTACCGCGGCAGATCCGATCGAACCTCGGATCGCGGCCTCGGTCATCACTTGGTTGAGGCGTGTTTCCTTTGCTAGATCAGCAAAGAAGTCCCGGATGTGGCGATCAGCGCAATCAATCGTGGGAAAATGGCTCTCACTGAAAAGCAACGATATGCTATCCTCGACCACAGTTCGGCAAAGTGCATATCGAACGCTCGGCCGTCGGCGTCGGAGCGGAATATAATCTCCCCCCGACGAGCGCTCCTCATGAAACTGGTACGGCAAGGCATCATAGATGCGTACCGTCCAATACCTTTTTTCAGGATATCAAGAATCCGGGCGCGCGCCGAATATTCGGGGTCGCTCGGCAGCAAATCACAGATTGTCTCGAACATGTTTCCTGAAGCCGCGAGAGTGGCTATCGCCCGACCAGGGGTACAGTAAATTGTCGGGTCGGACTGGGCGTGTCGGTCAGCATTGCGAAGGCACGCGAGAGGGCATCCACCTGATCGTCTTTTCGGCCACCAGGGAATTCCCGCAACTCCTCGAGCAAATGACGGCTCCAGCTGGCGCGAGCAATTAGCAGATTACCCGCCTCGGCCTGAGCCGCAACGGGAAGTGCGCGCGTCAGCTTTGAACCGCTTTCCTTTGATGCGCGTACAGTGTATCCGGCGAGTAGCCTCGCATAGTGCGCGATCTGCGCACGCCCGGCCTGCCCCGGATCCTCAGGCAGACCGATAATGACGGATCGTCCGTCGCTATCCGCAGTGCGGCGAAGTGCGTTCTCAACATCATACGGCGATCCACGGAACCGTACTACATCGAGAACAATCCAATGACCGGAAGTGCTGCGCCCCAGTTTGAGACCAACAGTCCAATCTGGATCGTTACCGCGGTCAGCGGCTGTGGTCGCCAGATCCCAGGCACGCACAGTGTGACTAATGCAATCAGCAGAAGGCTGCTCAATGATCTGAATTCGATCCACACGGAACAAGGCTGCGTCTGCCGGCCGAGGTGACTGTTGGAACAGTGCCGACCAGGCTCGCTTACCAATCCCGTCCCGCTTGCGCAGTAACGCAGTGCCATCCTCCCACTCGGGCCAAAGTGCCTCACCCGGTGCGCGCCCAAGTACATCGTCAGCCGTTGCCAGGGCTGGCAGCATGACCAGCCGCCATTCGGCGTTATGGCTCAGTAGCCGTCCGGCAATGTCTTCCTCATGCCACCGTGTCATTATCAAGATAACCCGGCCATGCGGTTTGAGACGAGTTGTCAGATCAGAACGGTACCAATTCCACAGATGTTCTCGCTCATTGCTGCTGTCCGCAGCCGCCTGCGACTTGATTGGGTCATCGATTATCGCCAGGTCGGCCCTGTGCCCAGCTACTGGCCCGCGAATCCCCGTTGCGAAATATTCCCCATTGGCGGTCGTTTGCCAGCGGCCCGTAGCCCGGTTGTTGGATACGATGCCATATCCGAGCATATCAGTATATTCGGTGATTAGCCGTTGAAGCTGGCGGGCGAAATAGCTTGCCAAGTCTGCGGTATGTGATGCCGCAATGATGGAGCTTCTGGGATGCTGCGTGAACCACCAAGCCGGGAATAGGATCGAGGCATACGTCGATTTGGCCGAACCCGGTGGCATCAGGATCATCAGGCGATCAATCTGCCCTCGGCTCACGGCCTCCAGTTCGGCAATAAGCAGTTTGTGGTGGGCGGCGGGCTTCTGGCCGATGTGCCCCAAAACGTGAAGGGCCCAACTCTCCAGGGTATAATGAATTGGTCACACCGATTGTTATTGCGCCACCATCTCCGCGTCTCTTGAAGAGGAGGGCCTCGATCCAAAATACTCTAGTCACCCGTCGCGTTCGTCAGCAGCGTTGCCGGACGGCTGGGTCGCCGGACGTTTCGGCGCGAGGGCACAAAACGTCATCATGCCGGTATTCATATCCGATTTTGGGGTGTCCGGGCAAGGCAT